GAGTCATTCTCGCGGGCCGCGCGTGCAGTTGGGCAGTCGGCGACGGTTGAACGGATAGTGCGGGGGACTTTGGGAATTAAGTTTTTGGCTCGTGTTTATTCGCCGTTTGTTTGGGATGGCGATGATAACACGTGTTGCGACCTCGCGCGTCAACTCACTAAGTTTCACGTTACCACTCGTTTAACTGGCAACGTGACACCAGTGTTGAAGATGCTCGAGAAATGCCGAGCTTTCTGGCTTACGGACGAGAATACGCCAATCATTGGTGACTTTGTCAAACGCGCACGTTACCTTTTGAACTGCGAGTTTGAGATGGATGAACGCACTGCTCCTATGCGCGCGTGGGGTAGCGACATTCCGAAGGACATGCAATATCGGAATGATAGCGCTGATTGGATGGTTGATCTTATGCATACCACCCTCCCCGATATCCGTTACAAAGAATTCGTCGCGTGGCTCCAGAAAACTACAGCGCTGGAGGATCTCCTAACACCCCCATTACTTCGGGAACCTAAGGTGGCCAAGTCTACCGTGCCCGTTGTTGTGTCTGGAGTCTGTGCGGATCCAGTGATTGTGGCGCCAGCAACTACGGCCTCGGCCGACAAACCAAAAGCGAAATTGTCTCCAGAGGAATTCGCTGCGTGGAAGGCAAAACGCATCGCGGAGAAGAAGTGGGTTGATAAGGCGCTCCCAGAGAAGAGGGCGCCGAGGAAGAAATGAGACAGGGGTGTTTATGTGTGGGGCGGGCCAGCTTGGTGGCCCGTGTTTTCGAAATTTTACTTTGCCCCACACTATTAGAAAACATGGCTCAACGCACACAAGCAATTGTTCCTGTTGTGAAGAAACAACCTGTACCCAAGCCAAAACCGAAAGCGAAGCCTAAGCCAACGGTTAAGGTAATGCGCCCGGTTGAATCTGCTGCTGTCGCATATGCCCAGAGACAAACTTTCCCTAGTGCTGTCAGGAAATCGAGATCGCGCGAGATAGTTAACTCTGAGCTTATAACGACTGTAAACGGTTCAACTGGTTTTGCGACCACTGTCTACTTCGTCAATCCCGGCATTGCTGCCACTTTTCCTTGGCTTGCTCAGCAAGCCAACGAGTGGCAGCAGTATCGGTTCAGATCGTTGCAGTTTAGGTACGTCACTCGTACCTCGACTGGGTTGGCCGGTTCTGTAATCTTGTCTCCTGATTACAACCCGTCAAACCTTACGCCGACAACAGAGGCGCAGGCGACGAACACTGAGGATGCTGTGGAAGATGTCATCTGGAAGCAGATCGTCTGCAAGATGACCCCCACATCAATGCACCCGAATGGACCTCGTAAGCAGATTCGCACTGGTTCAGTCTCTGGCGATCTCAATAATTATGATGTTGCTAAGTTATCCGTATG